TTAAAATGAATTGAACCGAATGGAAAAATCGCCGTCGGGGGAGACGATGATCTGCTGTAAAATCCTTGACCAAAAGGCTTTTCGAGAGCTATCGGTTAGCTTATCGTAGGTATCGGAAAGATCGTCAAATATGCTTGTATCAATGGGCTTCAGTTCCATCACATCCTGCTGACGGTTTGCCTCCTCCAAGGCGGCGGAGAGGGCGAGATATTCGCGCTCATACATCATTTTTGGAAGAAGATCGGAAAGGTAAAGGTCCTTGAGCTTTTCGATCTTTGCCATGATCTTGGCGGTATCCACGGTTTTCCGTGGAGCCGCTTTTTTCTTTTTTTCAATATCGGCGTTATACCGATCCGCTTCGATGCGCACGTTCTTCAGAAGCCAGTCCTCCAGCTTGTCCTGATTGAGTTGCTTGGACATGTCGCAGAGGTGCATAGTTCGGGCGGGGCAACGATAATAAACGAAATTTTGACGGATGCTGCCGTCGGCGTTTTTATTGTTACAGGTGTAGGTGGTCATACGTCTGCCGCAGCAGCCGCAGGTGACAAGTCCCGTGAAAAGGTAAACACGGTCGGAGCGAGTGCCGCTGTGCCGTTCGGAACGGGTCAGCAGAATAGAATTTGCCAAACGGAAGGTCGGCTCATCCATAATGGCGGGGCACCAGTCCTTGATCCCATAGGCTTCCCCGATATACCACGTATTCATCAGCATTCGCTTCATGGTCTTGACATCAATGCTTTTTCCGTACTTCTCCAGCAGGTAGCGGGAGGTGGCTTTCATGGAGCGGCAATCAATATAATGGTGGAACATATCCCGCACCAGCTCGGCACCGGCTTCGTCGATCACGATCCGTTTGTTTTCGATGGCAAAGCCGATGGAGGTCTGCCCCGAGATCACCCGTCCCTCCTTGACCATATTCTGAAAGACGAACTTGATCCGCTCTGATGTGCGGTCAGATTCGTCCTGGGCGATGGCGAGCTTGATGTTCAGTGCCAGTCTGCCGTTGGCGGTGGTGGTGTCATATTCCTCCTCGGTGGTCAGCCACTGTACCTTGTGCCGATCCAAAATCGCCTGTACCTCATAATAGTCGGCGATGTTGCGGAACCAACGATCCAGCTTGATGAAGATGATGATGTCGATGCGTCCGCTTCTGACATCCTCCAGCATCCGCATGAATGCCGGACGGGCGGTGTACCGCTTGCGGGCGGAAATCCCCTCGTCCACATACAGATCAACGACGGTCAGACCGTTCTCTTTGGCGTATTGAGTTAATCGTTCCTTCTGTGCATCCAAAGAAACGCCGTGCATTGCCTGCTCCTCTGTGGAGACACGGGCATACAGGGCGGCTCTCTTGATGCCGTCGTCGATGCGTTTGATTTTCATATAACATCCTTTATGGTATATTTTAACCACCCGAGAGGGTGGTTTTATTTTTGATTTGTTCGGTTTTTTGCTTTCAGTATTTCTTCAATATACGGTTGGAATTGCTCGAAGATCTTCTGCTCTTGCGTGCTGGTTAGAAATTTGTTTCGCTTATATAAGGTTTGCATTCGCTTTGCCCGTTTCTCTGCGATGGATGGCTCCACGTCACAGATCTGTGCGATTTCTTCCGCCGTGTGCAATTGCAGTCCCCACAGGACACAGGCGGGACAGAGTAGGCGGTGGGCAAAGGAATCGGCTTGCTCCTCTGCAGGAGGTCTGCCTGCCCGAACGGGCGAATCAATATAGCGGACATAGTTGAGAGGGTGCCCCAAGAAGATATGCCCCAGTTCGTGAGCAATGGTGAAGCGGGACATGCAAATGGGATTGCGGTCATTATATACGATCATCCAGCGGGAGCCGTTGCAATAGGTCTTGCCGTTTTCTCCCTGCCGCAACAGACAAATATCGCTGTCCTTGACCACATGGATGCCCGCCCCACGGGCAATAGCCAAGACGTCTACGGGAAGTCTTTCAATCTGAAAATCGGCAAGGCAGTTCCATGCGCTGTCACGAACGTTTTGATAGATTCCGTACCACATAGTACCTCGGTTGATAATTGAATTTTTGCAATGAGAGGGCAAAACACCATGCCGCCGTCAAGCGGCACTGCGGAACGCCGATTGTTCTTTTTTGCTTGTACATAGCCTTGATATACTTTGAATAAACCATTATACAAGCTCAGTTGCGGAATTTATGAGGTTTCCAATCAGTTGCGTGCTGGAATTTCTATTCCATTCATTTCGATTACAAACAATTACAATTTTTTTCTTTGCTCTTGAAATGGCTGTATTGATGGTATATAGCCCTTGCGGCTTAGAGCTGTCGGTAAACCATTTGTTCCTGTAAGTATCAACGACACTGATGAAAACCGTATCCCATTCTCGTCCTTGCGAAGAATGGATCGTCAATATATTATCTACATCGGCGATAGCATGGAGCGTATCTATTATATATTTCCTTTGATCACGGTATGGCGTTGTGATTACATAATCACCAGCTTGCAAATTGTTTCGCTCAATATAGCTTCGGATCGCTTTTGCTTCTCCCGAACTTTGCCTTTTTTCATCCTTGCTGTCCTTCTCTGCATGAATCACCGCTATTTCGGTGTTAAAATCGGATTGTCCTGTAAATCCGTTTTGATATACAAAAGCATCGAGTATCTGAGCTAAATTGTTTCCAAAGCGGAATGTATGCGGTAAAAAGGCAACCGAAAGATTCGCAGGAAGCTCCAAAGCATTATTTTCGAATATAGAGAAAAGCATGTCTGTCGAAAAGCCTTTTTCAAAGATCATGGAAGAATAAATAGCAGATAAAGACCACAAAAAAATCTTTTGCTCTTGGTCATGAATGGTTTTCTCACCGGCTTCACAAATTGGCGGTAACTGCATATGATCTCCCAATAAAGTCACAGGCGCACCTAATGAAAACAAAATGCCTGCTTTAATGAAAGGGCAATAGGCAGCCTCGTCTAAAAAAACATGGGCTATCAAATTTGATTGGATACCGATTTCGCCAAAGCTTTTAAAATGCGAAAAAAAGTAATCGACAGTAAACGCAAAGACTAATTTCCCACTTACCTTTCTTGAAGCGTTTTCTTTTAAGGTCTGCAAACGTGATTCCTTTTCTTCGATGATCTGCGGCAGCAAGGGGTCAATTGTCACCTCGCTGAAGGTTGCGGCGATTTGCGTAAAATCCGTCATAGCCTCTTCTATTGTTCTGAAATGTTCGAGCACGGGAACGGCGATGCTCTTTGCCGATTCAAAGGTGGCAAGCATATCGGCTTCAAGCTCACAAGCAATTTGTTTTTTGTCATGTAAGGTATGATTTACAGCAGCTTGTTCATTTTCTTTCTCCGCAATGGTAGTGTTGCAAGAAGTGATTTTTGCAGCTACCAAATCTTTTTCCGAATGAAGGAAAGTGGCTTCTTTTTCGGTGAATAGTTTTTTTATCTTAAAAGAGAGGGATTCTTCACGCCGTTTGATTTGAATTTCTTTTTTGCAAAGGTCTGACAGGGTCTGACGGAATGCAGGTATCTCATCGGAAAGAAGCGCAGCTCTTTTTTGCAGTTCTTCGATGCTTTCTTGGCAATCCTGTTGCTCTTCCGTTTTTTCTCTGTATGTAAGAGCCAGATCATGAAAAGCTTCGTAAGCTTTCAAAATCTCTTGCGCATCGGAAAAGTTTTTTTGTTGGCGTTTCAATTCTTTGATTTCATTTGTCAATGATTCTATTTGCTCTTGGCGGTCGATCGTATCGCAAATTTTTCCATATTCATTGGAAAAAGATTGGGAAGAAATACCGGGACGATACAGGACGTCGATATCCTGTCCGGCTTCTTCCAAGGCGTGAATAACAGCACGAAGTGTCTGCTCAATGGCATTGTTCGTCGGAGCCAGAATGAAGACTTGCTTTTTCTGTTTTATGTAGGACATAATACAGTTTGCCAATACGATTTGTGTTTTTCCCGTGCCGGGTGCTCCCCAAATATAGGATATCGGATTGAATAAAGCCGTTTGCACGGCTTTTATTTGATCCTCTGATTCATATCCTCTTGTATAGATATCCTCTTGCGTGAGGCATGGTATGGAGGGATAGCGGATATGATGACCGTATGTGAGATACCAAGAGCGGACTTTTTCAATTAGAAATTTTAAATCGGAAACAAAAACAATATCATGAGGTGGTAATTGTGCAAATAAAGAAACCATATCAGATGTTACTTCTATGACAAGCTCTGCACGCTCATGATTGTTTTTTACGATTTTGAAATATTTGTTTGAAATGTATCGGTTTGGAAAATCTTCATACAGATCAGGGGGGATGAGAGACGAGTTGATACATAAACGAATATCATCGGTATGTTTTAATTTTTGCGAGAGGGAAATGCGCCACAGATTGGGAGCGATTGGCTGTATCCTTGTTGCATTGGCGGTGATTCTTGTATGCTTCGAGGTAATAGCACTTTGGTAATAATTGTCAGCACTTTTTGCGGCATCACAAATATATTGCTTTACCTCATCCGAATATATAGCCGCCATGATTGAACTCTCCTTGTTGCAACGATGTTTTTTTATAATTCTTTATCCCCCAAAGTTTTCGTCCGTTTCGGGAGCTTGTTGCATCTGCTCCCAGCGATCCTTTCGCATGTAGATAATTTCTTCGGGATGGTTGTCTGTCGATTGTGCTGCTGTGTAAAGGCGCACATAGCCCTCCATTTCAATGTCAAGCATACGGTCTACCGCCATTTGTATTTCCGATTGCGTACGATGTGCGGTAATTTTATGCGAATCAGGATTGTCCGTTCGTCCGAGAAGATAATCTACGGAACAGTCTAAATAGTCAGCAATGCGGGCGAGATTTTCACTTTTTGGTGTAGACCCACCAGACAGCATAGAAGAAAGTGCGTTTTTACTTAATCCACAACATACGAGCATATCTTTGATAATAATATTTTTGTTTTTGCAGAGTTCCTTTATTCGACTTGCGATATCAGAGGAAATATACATTTTTCAAATTCCTTTTGTTTGTGAAAAAATAAAAATCCAAAAAAAATTGGAAAATTTTTAAAAAAGCACTTGACAATCCCAAAATTTTGGGATATAATATAACCGTGGCAAGTTGCTAAGTTAATTTTACCACAAAATAAGAAAGATGTCAAGAAAAAGGAGAGGGAAAATGACTTTTTATGAAATGTTTACGATTGATATTGACATGTGTGTCAGCGGGGCGGTTGTTGGAAGCTATACGGTTGAGCATTATATCAGCTTGATGCAAGAAGCGATATGTGGTTTTAGCGCGAGTTTTTGCGGAGCCTCGCATGATATGACGGAAAAAGGCAGGAGAATAATCTTTGTGGAATTAAAAAACAGATATAACGTTTTTTATAAAATGGTTGAAAAAGAAAGAAAAGAAGCTGTTCGAGCATGGCTTGCTGAAAAAGTTGGGAAACAAACAAATTTTGAAAGAATCTCCGCAAGCAAGGAAGCTTATGCACGTTTTGCGAGCATGTTGGAGCAATATTACGCTGTCGAAGACTTTGAACGTTTGGAATCTAACTTTATGGAACTTTGCTCGGAGGTGTACACCGGTGATGAGTTGGAGTATTGCAAACGAATTTTTGACGCTTGTAAAGTAAGAATAAAATCGCCAGAGGTGTTGGAACAAATAGTACAAACAAATATAAGTCGTCACGCTGATATCGTTGACTTTCCGGAAGACTATATACTTCCGACAAGCTATGACCATATAAAGCCTAATTTAAGAAAAGATTTATATTTTTAAGTAAAAAAGGCGGTGAAAGTATGGAAGATAAAAACATTCGATTTATGATTCTTAGGGAGACGCTATTACAGCTACAAATTTGCTGCAATCTTTCGCCGGAAGAAATGAAGGATAGAAAAAAGGAAGTAGAAAAACTACTTCCTTTTGCGGGAACTCGGTTGGGATGGCAGATAGAATTGGAGCGTGAAGGTTTTGCACCTGTACCCTGCGCAGATGATAAAGAATATTGGCATTATGTTTGCTTTTGTTAGGATTTTATACGGGCATTGGCTTCTTTGATTATCAGTTCAGCCTCAATTAAATCGCATAAACTACGATACGTAATTATTGCATCTTTTACTGAAATGTTTTCATGGTGCGTAATGTGTATTTCACGATTGCCGTAAATTCGAAGCAATTGACTACATACTTTTGTGTAAGGTTGGACATTCATACGCTCAATTTGTTGGTCAAGTTTGAGCTTTAAGACATCTTTTTCATCTATCCCTTGTATTTTTGTTAAATAATCCAATACTAATCTTTCCAATGTCATACGCAGACCTGCACCAACGAGTGTATTCAGTCCGTTTGCGTGTGCTTGCAGTGTTTGTTCGAATATTTGAAAAGCATCGGGGGATAGCGTTTTTACATGAACAGGATATTTGATCAAATTATTGCAAGGATAGTATTGAACAATTATCTCGCCGGATGGAATGGTATTTTTCCAATGCTGCTCTTTGATTATAAAAATTGGCATACCACAATGTACGCAATCGTGGTGTTCGGCACAATACCCTATCTCACTGTTGATTCGTTTGAATATGCTTTGGATGCGTTTGGGGCTGTTATCTTTACCGCAATAAGGACACATTTCTGGGAATTTCATAAATTACCTCTATATACTTTGATTTTTGTATTTTTAGGGGATAAGTTTACAGTAAAGGGTGTGACGATACTCAGAGCTTCTTTCGTAGTAGAGGTTTTGGTCATTCGGCTTTCCAGTACTTTGAGATTGAGTTTATTAAGCTGTTTCATATGATTCTCGCTTTCTTTATCATGGAAACAGTATATCATAAAAAAAGTCAATTGTCAACTGAAAGGAGGAGGAAGCAATGAAATTCCGATTAAAAAACGATGAAGGCATAGAGCTGCACTTAGATTTACAAGAGAGGGAGTTGCTCTATGATGCACTGCGGCATTATTCCGCTTACGGAGAGAATCAAGATCGGATTCTCGATCAGATACCGAAATTATGCGAGATATTAAACGTATTGGATACCCCTGCGTTTTCTTCGCATAAAAAATATATCAAAAAAGAAAAGGAGTAAAAGAAATGGTAAACGGACAAAGAATCAAGGAGCTGATGCTGGCGAAAGGCATGGACAGCAGAGATCTGGCAGAGCGGATCGGAATCAGTGCGCCGATGATGAGCTACATCATCCGCAATCTGAGGGATACGAATGTGACGACGCTGGTGCGGATCGCACGGATCTTAGAGGTACCCGTAGACGAGCTGATCGTAAAGGAAGGATGAAAGGAGAAAAGTCATGACAAAAATGACAGTAGAAATAGAAGCAGCGGAGGGCTGCGTGTTGGACGTAGAGAAAATCAAGGACTATCTTGCGGATATTTTCAGAATGGAAGGCGTAGACGGTGTAAAAATTATAGGAAAACAAGAAGGAGAGGACGAATGAAAAGCAAATGGATGGTGCTCACCAATTATTTCGGAAACGAGGAGCGATATATCGTATATCGACTTCTGAATGAGAAGGATGTGATGCACGCAGGCAATGTGGAGACCCACGGTCGATATATGTTCGACCGAAACGAAGCCAAGAGCTTGGCAGATAAGCTGAATCGAATCGAACAATTGAGGAGCTTTCGGCAAGCCAAGGGGCTGACAAAGCCGGAGATGGCAGATCGACTCGGTGTAACGCTTTCTCTGTATGAAAAGGTGGAAGGAGGGCATGCGGGCGTGTCGGCGAAATTTATGCGCAAAATGAAAAGCGTTTTTCCCGAGGTGAATATTGATAAAATGTTCTTTTAGGGGAAAGCTGTTGGTTGTAGGACAAGTTCGGACAAACATATACTTCAATATCAAAAGAAAGAGAGGGAGACCGTATGGGAAGAAACACAAGAGAACCGAAGATCACGTTTGTCAATCAGCCGGATCCGAAGTACATATGGGAGGTGCTTTGCGATCTGCTGAATCGGCAGGATCCGGAGTATGAATATCGCTTGGTACCGAGGGACAGCAAAAAGAAAGAAAAGCAAGACGGATAAGAATAGCTTATCAATCAATAAGGAGGAACATCAAATGATGACGGAAAAAAGAAGGGAAGAACGCAGACTGGAGCTCATTGATGAGCTGAGAGAAGAGTTGGAGGTATCAGACGGCGAGCTGGAGCGCATCGTTGACCGTTTGGTTGACTCGGAGTACCGCAAAGAGAGGCACGGGGCGTGGATCTTTGACGATCACTATACGTCGCACAAATATGTGCGTTGGGTCTGCTCCGCATGTACGCATTGGCAGTCGGCGCAGAGGCATATCATGTCCGAGCAGATCTTCTATATGAATTACTGCCCGTTCTGCGGCTCACAGATGGACAAGCCGGAGAGAAAGACATCGGAGGACTCGCTATGACAGAGATGCTTGGCGGATTGATCCTTGGCGCCATTTTGGTCGTATTGATTGCGACCTTGGTACATAGCTGGATCGAGGACGGAGAAGAGAACGGCATTGTGGATCTGCGGGAGCCCGAGGATGCGGAGTGGGATGATGAAGAAGAGGAATAAAGGAAAAGGCATCAGGAAGCCTGCCAGCTTTCTGATGCCGATGGGTACGGTTGCACACCACGTAACCTGTCCTTATTCTATCACAAAAACAAAGTTTTGTCAAGAAGGAAGGAGAAATTTATGCAATACAAAATGGACGGCTACTACAAAAATGATGTAGCGTGTGTATACGGCTACGACAGCAAGGGGCATAAGGTGATGATCTACAAGGGATATTTCAACTACAAAAACAATACGGTAACGCTGTATCCCTTTTCCCGTCTGGCGCCGACCTCCGATCCCATTGCGAAGGTGACCATCCCCATGGCGAAGCTGCAACGGGAGGGCGTTCGGTAGAACGCTCTCCCTCTGACAAGTGCATGTACCGAAGGGTATATTTTCGGTCTTGTATTGTATCGTATCAAATCAACGAGATTGTTTGACAAAGACGTGAAAAGAAAAGGATTTTTGAGAAAGGAATTTTTTATGAAGGAGACACAATCACACGGAGGGCAACCGCAGGGGGGAGGTCCGTCCTGTCCTGTCCGTCCCGCATTTGGGGAGAAGCAGGCAGAAATACGGGAGAGGATGCAGCTGGGCACTTTTTCCCTTCGGGACAGAGCCTTAGCGGCGGAGCTTTGCTCGGTGATCGCCGAGGTATATACGTTGGCAGAGAGCGGAGAAGGAATGGTACGCATAGAGGGGATACCGATCCCCTTCGGATTGGTCAGGGATATCTATGAGTTTCTCACACCCGCCCATCTGGAGCATGTGATCGGACGGTATCGGCAGGTGGTGATCCCCATTCGCAATCCCAAGGCGTATCTGCGAACGGCACTGTACAATGCGGTGTTCGAGCTGGAGCACAGTGAGGAGAACGAATTTCAAAGCGACGGAGGGAGCGGGCGATGATCCGAGAACAGCACATCAAGTCGGGCAAGCTGCTGGAGGTGAAATTTTACCCGGTCTTTTCCGACGGTACTCCCATCCCGAGGGGACCGAAGAAAAAGCTTTCGACCAAGGCGCAGAAGGACTACAACGACCGACAGGCGATCAAATCCTTCGTTCGCCTGGTCAATGCCAATTTCGGAGAGAGCGATCTGCTGGCGCATCTGACCTACACGGTGGGACAAGCTCCCGAGACAGAGGCAGAGGCACGGCGGGATATGGCAAATTACATACGCAGGATCAAGACCTTGCGGGCATCGCATCTGAAGCGGGTGGAGGAAAAGCTGAAGAGGACGCCGAAGGATGAGGGGCTGAGGGCGCAAAGGAAATACCTGAGCGCCCCTTTTAAATACGCATACGGCGTGGAGACGGTGGAGTATAAGAGCGGAGCCAAGAAGGGACAGCGGAACTTTCACTTTCACCTGTTCATGACAGGTTGGGGCGGACGGGATCGAGACGAAGCAGAGAAGCTGTGGACGAAGGGAGAGCGGTGCAACTGCGACCGCTTCCGTCCCCGCACGTTTGGCCCAGAGGCGGCGGCAAAGTATGTGGCGAAATCCCCGGCAGGGGTACGTCGCTTTTCCTGCTCCAAGAATTTGGACAAGCCTGTGGCCGAGCCTCCCAAGGACGGCAAGGTCTCGGTAAGAGAGGTGGAGCGGATGGTGAAGCAGAGAAGCGAGGATCGGAGCTATTGGGAGCGGCGTCACGGTGGCTATGAATTTCTCGGCTTCGAAAAGCCACCCGAGGAGTGCTATAACGAGTACAACGGCTATTACTATCTAACCGTCAAGCTCTACAAAAAGGACAAGCCGCCGAACCGAAACAAGACAGAAATCAAGCGGCACAGATAGGAAACGCACGGAAGAAAAGTTTTATACCACAAGCCTTTTGAAATATAGGGAAAACCCCTTGTATTTTCCCGACAAACGTGCTAAAGTGTAGGTAACAAAAGCAATCGTCGAAGCTCGACGGAAAAACGCACAGGCGGAGGCGCACGTGCGTGCGGAAGGGAAAACAGAGAGGGAAAGCATGGCAAGAGGGCAGAAATACAGCGAGGAGATCCGAGAGAGGGCGTTTGCGCTGATAGCGGCGGGAGAAAGCTGTTCTGCCGTTGCCCGAACGCTGGGGATCCCGAGAACAACGCTGAAGGGCTGGCAGGACAGTCAGAGCACCGAGGAAAAGGAAAGTCGGGAGGAGCTGCACCGCCGCCACAAGGAGCGGTTTGCGGAGGATGCATGGCAGACCATTCATTTCGGCAACGAGATCCTGACACGGAGATTTGAGCGTGCCGCCCGCAATGAGCGGGAGATGGATCGTCTGCTGGAGGCATTCCTGGCAAGCGCAGAGACGCTCAGCGCCGAACAGCTCAAGGCTCTGCTGAAAAAATTCGGCGAGCTTCAGCTGATGGACGTGGGTAAGGTCGCCGTGGTGATGGGAACGCTCTACGATAAGCAAGCGCTGATCGCCAAGGAAGCCACTGCCAGAGTGGAGCTTGCCGAGCTGAAATTCGAGGAGCTGTGATGGCACTGACGTTGGAAGAGATCGTTGCCAAGCGGAAGGATCGATGGGAGAGCCTGCGGGATATCGAATACGACCGACGGCTGACCCGTGCGGCAGTAAAGGAAATTCTGCAAAATAAGGAGCTTCGGGATATCGTTACCCGCAAGCCCTATCTGCTCATTGAGGTTGCCTTCAGCGTGGTGGATAAGGAAAAGCATACGGTACCGTTTTTTCTCAACGAGGTACAACGGGATTTTCTTGCCGAGCTGGAGCAAAGAGGGACGGACAAGCCGTACTTTATCCTGAAGGGACGGCAACAGGGCTTTACCACTCTGATCACCGCCATACAGCTTGCCTGTTCGGTGGTACAAAAGAATTTTTCGGGCTTTACGATTGCCCATCGGAGGGACAGCACCAAGGCGATCTTCAATGACAGGGCGCGGGTGGTGTATCAACGCCTGCCCGATCAGCTGAAGCCACATGAGAAATACAATTCGGCGGACGAGCTGTTCTTCGACCGTCTCAATTCCTCATGGCGGGTCGAGACGGCATCGGAGGATGTGGCAAGAGGGATGACCCTGAATTTCGTCCACCTGTCCGAGGCGGCATTTTACAGCTGTGATTTTTCCCTCTTGCAGGCATCGGTGGGTGAGGCGGCGGCAGCGGGAGCGGCGGTGATCTACGAAACGACGGCGAACGGCTTCAACCATGCCAAGGAGCTGTGGGATAGCGGCGCCTGTCATACGCTGTTTTACGGCTGGTGGCGGACGGCGGAATACCGCAGACAAGATGCGCCTCCTGCCGAGGCGGTCGATGGGTGGCTTGCCGAGAGACTGCGGCTTCTTGCCGAGCGGGGGCTGGATGAGGCGCAACGGAATTGGTATGCGCACAAGTACGCCTCGTATCTCGATAAAAGTCTGATACGGCAGGAATATCCCTGTACGCCGGAGGAAGCCTTCCTTTCGGGCGGAGAGTGTATTTTCGACAAGGAGGCGATCCAGTCTTGGCTTCTGCGGCTGGAGCAAAAGCCGAAGGGGCGGACGGGATATTTTACTTACAAGAAAACGGGCAGGGAGATCCGCAATTCGGCGGGCGAGACGGTGGATGTGGAATGGAGCCTGACCGATATCGCCTTTGTTGAGGACAAAAACGGATATATCACCCTGCATGAGGAGCCCCGTATCAAGAAAAACGGAGAGGGGCAGACGGTCGCACTGGCACCGTATACCCTTGGCGGCGATACGGCGGGGAGCGGTACCGACTATTTTACGGGCAAGGTGGTGTGCAGTCTCGACCGCAAAACGGCGGCAACGCTCCGTAAGCAACGGATGGATGAGGATCTGTATGCCGAGCAGATGTACTGTCTCGGCAAGTACTACCACGATGCCCTCATCGGAATCGAGACCAATTACAGCCGTCAGCCCACCCGCCTGCTGGCATCGGTCTACCGCTATCCCCATCTGTATCTGAGGGAGCGGTTAGATCGGCTGTGCGAAACAGTAGAGCAGGTACCTGGCTTTGAGACGACCGCCAAAACAAAGCCCGTCATTATCGGGGAATTGGTCGCCGAAATGCGGGAGGATGTAACCCTTGAGTGTGACAGGGAGACCCTGAAGGAAATGACGGTCTTTGTCAAGAAGGACAACGGCCGCATGGAGGCGGTTCAGGGCATGCACGACGATCTTGTGATGGCGCTTGCCATTGCGCATTTTATCGGAACGCAGCAGAGACGGACATGGATCCCCGCCGATACGGGAGAGAAGGATTTTATTACCCGCAATTTCTCGGAAGACGGCGACTCGGATGCCTTTATTACGTGGTAAAACAGGAAGCAGGAGAGGATATGAGAAGAAAAAAGCGGATCGAGCTGTTGGAGGAGAGGGTCAGTGAGCTGGAGGTCCTTTTGGATGAGCTGGACGAACGCATCGACCGATTGAAGCAACAGCCGAACAAAGAAGAAGGAGCCAAGGGAGAGGGCGTGTCTACCTCCCGACTGCTCAGCGAATGGCTCAACGGAGAGGAGGGAGCTCATGGATGAAAGACAGGTCACGCAGCTGTGGGAGGATTATGAGAACGGTCTGAAGTATCAGAGTGCCATGGGGCTGGGGAGCAAGCTACCGCAGTTCGTGCGCTTCTATGAGGGGGATCAGTGGCCGCCTCCCACCAAGAATACCAAGAATCTGCCGCGCCCCGTGATCAATCTGATCAAAATGATCTGCCGCTCCAAAAAGAGCGCCATTCTGTCTACGCCCGTGAAACTGGTCTACACGGCAGAGGACGAAAACGCCGACACGGAACGCTTCAATCGGTTTGCCGAGTATATCGGCAAGGAGCTGGGGCAGGAGGGGCTTGACAAGCAAGCCATCCATGACGGCGTTATCAAAGGCTCTTACTTCTATCACTACTACTGGGATGCCGAGGCAAGAGGAAAGGACGGTGCGCGGGAGGGCGCCTTGCGGGGCGAGATCATCGACCCGCTGAATATCTTTTTTGCCAATCCCAAGGAACGGGACGAGCAAAAGCAGAAATGGATCCTCATCCGTTCGAGAGAGGAGGTTTCCTCTGTACGGAAAAGCATGGACGAGGGACTGGATGCCGAATCGATCTGTGCCGATGAATCCGAGGAGCGATACGGTGCCGTGGAGCAGGAAGGGGACAAGCTGTGTACCGTTCTGACTAAGTATTTCCGTCGGGACGGAGAGGTCTTTTGCGAAAAAGCGACCCGCTATGCGGTAGTCAACCGTCCCTTTCCCATCGCACCCGATATCGAGGCGGCATGGCGGGAGCTGGACGGAGAGGATGCTCCCAACAACAGCCTGCCCGACACTCCGAAAAAGCCCTCTGTGCGGACAGAAACGCTCAAGGCCCCTTTGTATCCCATTGTGGCGGGAAGCTATGAGCCGAGAAACAATTCGATCTATGGGCTTGGTGAGGTCGAGGGGCTGATCCCCAATCAGAAATCGGTCAATTTTCTGTTTGCCATGTCTCTGCTCAATGCACAGGAGACGGCGTGGGGCAAATATGTCGTGCATCCGCAGGCACTGGGCGAGCAGGTCATTACCAACGAGCCGGGACAGGTGCTGGTGGATCACAGCAAGACGGGAAGCGGCATCCGCAAGATGACCGAGCAGACCATGCAATCCTTTCCCATTCAGCTGGCAGATACGCTGACGCAGATGACACGATCGGTCACGGGAGCAGGGGAGATCATGACGGGAGAGACCGTGGGAGGCAATCTGTCGGGCGCCGCCATCGCCCAGCTTCAGGCACAGGCGAGGATCCCTACCGAGGAGCTGAAGGAAGCCTTTTGGCTGGTGAAGGAAAAGCAGGGGAAGGTCTTGGCGCAGTTCTTCAAGCTGTTCTATCAAAATAAGCGGTTCAGCTACACGGTAGAGGCACCGATCGAACACCAAGAGGCGGGTGATGTATCGCCCGCCCCGGGAACCGATCCGGGAGCGGTCAGACAGAGCGATGTCTTTCACGGTGCCGAGTATTTGGGTACCGAGTTTGATGTGGTGGTGGAGACGACGGGCGGAACCAAGTCGGGCGCCGCAGGGGATATTACCGTGCTGGACGCCCTCTTTGCCAAGGGCGCCATAACCCTGAAGACCTATCTGAATGCCTACCCCAAGGATGCGCTGTCCAATAAGACCGAGCTGATGCGGGGGATCGAGGCGCAGGAGCAGGAGGCTCTTCGTCAGCTGACGGCACAGAATGAACAGCTGACCGAGCAGAATCGGCAATATGTGGCACTGATCGAAAAGCAGAATGAGAGCGTGGAGGATGTCAACCGCATTATTCGGGAAAATATGGAGCTGAAGGAGCTTCTGGCACGCCTCAGAGCAGAGGCAGAGGATAAGATCCGAGCGGGCAATACCGCACTGATGCAGACCACAGCCGATGCACGAGAATTTGCTCAGACATTGGTAGCGAGACAGCAATGATAAAGTTTTTGAAGGTTCTCAGGAAACGTTTTTCAAAAAGGTTCCTGAGCGGGGATCGGGGCAGCGCCCCGATTCATACATACTACGCAGGAAGAGCGCAAAAATCCGAGAAAGGAAGAGTTCAATGGAGAACGAAACAATGACAGCGCAAACAAGCGACCTCTCCGAGGGGAGAGGCATCGTGGGAAACGAGGTCGCTGACGTTTCCAAGCAAGCGGAAGGAGAAGAGGCAGAAGCTGTCTTTTCCGAGACCAATCCTCCCGAATCGGGAGAAAAACAGCCCCAAAGTGCTGCGACCAATGCCGAATATGCGCAGCGGCGTCGGGCGGCGGAGCAAAGACGGGCAGAGCGAGAGCAGCAGACTCTTGACAGAGAGCGTCGGGCGGCAAGGGAAGCCGCTATCCTTGAGGTATTGGATCATATCAATCCCTATACCGGTGAGGAGATGAAGGATGCTCGGGACATTGAAGAGTATCTGACCATGAAGGAGATCGACCGAGGCGGAGGTGATCCGCTTGGCGACTTTTCCAGATTTCAGAAGAAACGTCAGCGAGAGCAGGAACGTACCGAGGAAGAGGAGCGAAAGCAGGCAGAATGGTACCGTACCGACAGGGAACGGTTTTTGACCAAATACCCGGAGGTAGACATAGAGGAGCTGATCGGGGATGAGGCGTTCCGATCCTTTGCCGAAGGCAAAACGGGAGAGCGACCCTTGACAGAGATCTATGAGGGCTATCTGTCCTTGCTTGAGGGACGGGACCGACAGGCCCGTCACATGGCGGCACATATGCTCGCCAACAAGAAAGCCTCCCCGGGCGCCCTGTCCCATTCCAACGGCGGAGAGAACGAATTCTTTTCGGCGGAGGATGTGCGGAAAATGAGCGCAGGGGATGTACACAAAAACTACGATAAGATCATGAGATCTATGAAAAACTGGTAAACAGGAAAGGAGAAACGAATGTCATATGCGAATTTTATTCCGACCGTTTGGTCGGAGGCGATCCAGAGAGAGCTGGAGCGCAAGAGAGTTTATGTAGAGGATTGCAACCGCTCCTTTGAGGGAGCGATCAAGCAGAAGGGAGATACCGTCCGCATTCTCGGTGTGGGCAAGCCTACGATCAAGTCCATTCTGAAGAAGAATGCATCGGGAGACATCGACGGACCTGAAGAGGTGGAGGATACCTCTGTGAGCCTGACGGTCGATCAGATCCGCTATTTCAACTATATGGTGGGAGACATCGACAAGGCGCAGTCGGCAGGCGGCGTGATGGAGGCACTGAACAAGGAATCCGCCGAAGGGCTTGCCAATGAGGAGGATACCTATGTATCGGGTCTCATTCTCGGCTCGGAGGTCAAGAAGCTGCACACGGCACCGAAAAAGATCGTGGTCGGTACGGCGGGTGAGGGTGAGATCAACGTCCTGCACGTCATCGACAATGCGCTGGAGGCACTGTATGAGCAGGATGTCAACCCCAACAGCACCATCGTGCTGACGGTCTCCCCCCGATTTTACACCCGCTTCAAGCAGGCGTATACCGACAAGGACACCGACAACAGTGAGATCATGAAGAACGGCCGTGTGGCACGGTACGGCAACGCCATCATCAAGATGTCCAACAACGTTGCCCGTTCGGACAGCGGAGCGGTCGATAATCTGATGATCCGCACCCAGCGTGCCATTGCCTTTGCCAATGCTATCGCTCATGTGGAGCCCTACCGTCCCGAACGGAAATTTGCCGATGCGGTCAAGGGCTATGAGCTGTTCGGTGCGAAGATCGTTCGCCCCAAGGAGCTGCTCAACATCAACGTGACCTATTGACGGCACGCAAAGAAAGGAGAATGAATCATGGCAAGAACTGTATTGACTGTCCGTGAATTGGACGCAAGAAATACCTTTTGCTCTTCCTTTACCGCCCTGACACAGGCGGTGGATGCGGCAAACGGTGCAGAGTTTGAAATGGAGGGACAGGACGATAAGCACCTGATCCTGATACAGAATGCCGCTACCTCCGCAAAGACGGTGACCGTCAAGGCGGGCAACGGCTTGCAGGGCGTGTGCGATCTGTCCTGCGAGGTGGCTGCAAGCGGATACACCTGTGTAACGTTGGAGTCGGGGCGGTTTAAGAATGTCACCGGCGACGACAAGGGCAAGGTCATCCTCACGGGTACCGATGCCAATATCAAAGTAGCAGTATTCAAGCTGCCGTAAAAACGAAGGGACTGTTGCTTCGAATCGGATGCGACAGTCCCTTTTTGCAAAAAAGGAGAACATATGAAACTTGGCGAGATCAAGCTGGAAGCATTGAAGCTGATGTGGACGAACTACAATGAGGATATCGGGATCGAGCAGCTACCCGATCTGATGGGAAGCGAGCGGTACGGAGATTATCTGGTCGCCATGAGCGGTTCGCTCAGCCGTTGCTTTGCCGATCTGGAGGCAAGGGGGATCCTGCCGGTGAAGAGCTTTGCTCTTGCGGCTCCCTTGCGGGAGGAAAAGGGAAGGACGGCGGCGTACGATCTGAAGGAGCTGATCGGAGACTATCTGTCCTTCGAGCGGCTGATCTATGAAACGGAGGGAGACTCCTATGAGGATACGGAGATAGGAGCACAAATAGAGGAGGATATCCTGCGTCTGCCTTGGTTTGACGGCGAAAAAGAGGGGTATCGGGTGATCTACCGTCCCCGCCTGCCTCACATATTTCCGTATACGAACGACGAGACCGAGCTGCCGATCCCCGACAGGATCGCCGCTTTTATCCCCTATTGGATCAAGGGAGAGCTGTATCGGGAGGAGGAGCCGAATGAAGCGGGGGAGGCGAGAAACTGGTATGAGGCACAGATGAGTGCCGTGGCATCCGTATCCTCCCGACGGCAGGGAAGCGTACGGTCGGTCTATTCCATGACGGAGGTATAATATGAGGGCAAATACGAATCTGACCCTTCGGGATCGCAGTACGCTGACCCTTGGCGGCTTTACGGGACTTGACGTCACCTCTGCGCCCACCGAGGTCTCTCCCGAACGGGCGACCGATGCGGTCAATATGATCTATGAGAACGGAAGCATTCGAAAGCGAAAGGGATGGAGGCAGAAGCAGGATGTTTCTACCTTCCATGATTGGGTCTATAGAGATACGATCCGATCATTTTATTCTTACCGAAACGGAAACTATCAGGAGATCTTGATTCAGATAGGGGGATATTTGCTGTATCACGAGGGAGCTGTCGGTACTGGCGAACACTCAGCATATTATATCGGCACGACACCGGCGCAGTTTTTTCAAAAGGATGGCAAGTGCTATATCGTGACAGGTGTTGAATATTTGGTATACGGAAGCTGGGATGAGGGAAAGACCTATGAGCTGAAAAAGGTGTCTGATGTTGCTTATGTGCCGACGACGACTACGGGAATCGGATACAAGGAATTAGTGGCAAAGGAAACGGAAGACGGACAGAAAATAGCGGTATGGGAAGAGGTGGGAAAGCCCGAACTATGGGAAGCAACGAATTTATTAACACGCCGTCGAAAAAATCTATTGAACGGTTCGCAGCTTGTCAGCGATCGGTGGACATTGGATGCAGCGATAGAAAAAAACAGTATCGTTGATATAAACATCGAAGAAATCGTGGGAACAAATATCAACTCTATTTTTTATCAGAATGATTTTAAGACGTACGAGCCTGCAGTGGGTGAAAGTGCGACATCTGATGAGAGGGTCTATCTGAACGAGCAGACCGAGGGAGAACTTGAGCAAGGAGCTTATAGAGGAAAGATCCTCAACTGGGGTAAAGATGCTTCGGATACGAATATATTAATTGGTGCGCAGATCATGTTGAATTATGCGTTCCCATCGAACAAAGGCTATCCCAACATCACTGTCGAATTTAACGCCGCAAGCCTGTCGGATGAGGATCCGGCGGATAAGATAAGAGGCTGTACCTTCGGCGTGCTGTTCGGTGTGAACGGCGGAAGCGATCGCCTGTTCCTCAGCGGCAATCCCAAGTATCCCAATACCGTCTTTTATTCCGCCTCCGATGATTTTACCTATTTCTGCGATAACCAGTATTTTTCGGTGGGAGATGAGAGTGCGGCGATCACAGGCTTTGTTCGGGTTGCGGATGGAACACTGGCGGTGCTGAAGGAGGAAAGCGATCGGGATGCGGCGATCTTCTATGTGACGGGAACGCAGCAAAGCTTCTTTGATTCGAAGGGAAACTTGGAAAAAACCTATGCGATATTTACCGTATCCAACGGCGGTGCGGGAGAGGGCAATCTGCATCCGTATGCCACGGCAAATCTGGCGGGAGACGGCTTGCTGCTGTCCCGAAACGGTGTGTTTGCCATCGTTCCCAACCAAAGCGGTTCCACAAATGTACGGCATGTGAAGGAACGGAGCTACTCGATCAATCGCAGACTGCTTGATGAAGATCTGTCGGGTGCTGTCGGGATGGTATACAACAACCGATATTATCTGAGTGTGGGCGGTCATTGCTACGTTGCCGATGCCGGACACAAATATTACCGAAGCGGAAACGACATGGATCAGAGCTTCAATTATGAGTGGTGGTATTGGGAGAATGTTCCCGCAACGTCATGGTCGGTCATCGACGGCGTGCTTTGGTTCGGTACCGCAGACGGACGGCTGTGCGCCTTTGATACCGAGGAATTTTTTGATACGACCGAGCATTCCATGCAATTCGGAGAAATTACGTGGGATGGAGGGGATCGCACGAAGCTGATCTACGGCTGGTCCGTACAGGATCACATCTGCGAGGGAGATTGGATTCGCCTTTTGCCGGAATGCGGTATGCTTGCCGTGATAGCGGAAGCGATCGCTCCCGTGGAGGATACTGTATCGTGGTATGTAACCGATGAAGAGACCTGTGATCGGTTACGGGAAGGAATGCAGCTGATCGCAGGAAATTATGATGCCGGACAACACCTGACAGACAAAACGCCGGTTATGGTGACCGATGTGGATCGGGGTGCCTGTAGGTTTCGACTGGACCGAGTGCCGGATGCAGGCGCATATGATACGGGTACCAACGAGGGAAGCTTTTGCTTGTTTTTTGAGCTGCATAACCGTCCCTTGCTCATTGTCGATGTGGACGAAAAGACCCAATCCTTTTCTCTGAAGGAAACGCAGAGCGGAGAGATATTGCGACTATCCATTGAAGGAAACGGGTTGATGGATGGATGCTTCTATCATCACAATCCCATCGAAGCCCGATGGATCACCCCGTATTTTGATATGGGAAACGTTCTGTACGGAAAGACCCTGCTTCGTCTTTCGGTGACAGCGAAGGAGGGAAGCGGTCGGTTTCTGTTCGGTTATGAGACCAAGGGAACGGCGGCAAGCTACGCCATGCAGGGGATCGAATCCTTTACATGGGAGAACTTTTCCTTTGAAAGGCTCAGCTTTGCCAATACCTTTGCTTCCTCCTATACACTGAGGGCAAAGAGCCGCAATTTCAATCTGATCCGATTCTGTTTCCGATCGGACACGGCGGAGGACATGCTGCCCGGCACGCTTACCGCCTTATATAAAATCAATAAAATGAACAGAGGAGTGAGATAATGAGTATAGAAAAACGGGTGGCGCCGATCAGCGAAGAGACACGGTATGCCATCAAACGGAAATCGGCATACGCCTTACCTTCCAATCCGAGTGAGCGTGGCATGAGTGCCGAAGAGATCAAAAAAGCCTTTTATGCACCGGTGACCGAGACGGCAGCCTCGGTGCTCTCGGAACTGGATCGTGTGGTAGCCGAGACCAATGAGGTTTTTGAGGAGGCACAGGGCGACCGTGCGGATAAGCTGGCGGAAGCCAAACAATATACCGATGAAAGAGAAGCGGCGGTACGGAGCTATGCGGATGCGGAAAACGCAAAGCAGGATGATGTGACCGCACAATTGGCGCAGGAGCTGGGGCAAACGCAGGGGGAGGTAGGCGAGCACGGCGAACGTCTGAACACGGCGGAACAGATTCTGTCCAATACCGTTCTTCCCGGAATGGATTCCTTGGAGGAACGGAAGGCGGAGAAGATCAGCCCTACGACAGCGGGAGAGCTGGTTCATACGGGAAGTGCCCGCATTACGGGGCCCACCGTGCTGTCGGATACGACGGTAGAGGGAACACTGTCCAATGTCCGTCTGGATACCGCCTATGGAGAGATCGAGCAAAGCAAGCTGGATATCCTTCAGCTACGTGCCGAGCTGTCGGGAAAGGGAAGGATCTTCTCCCTGCCGGACTTTTCTTCGCTGATCAATTTTCTTCAGTACGGCGGAAAGGATACGGCACAGATCTTTCTGATGGAGAACGGAACGGCGGTGTATTATACTGCCTCGGATCTCAAAACGGGAGATGTGATCTATATCAAGGAGGTCAACGTGCCAGACGTGTGGTGGATCGCCACCGATTCGGAGGAGGGGGCGTATTCCTACACCTATAACGGGACAGACCATGTATTGATAGGGAGGAGCGAATACGGCGGTGCGATCGTTGGTCAGGTGCAGCCCTTGGAGACCGATTATATGGTGATCGAGCAGCATGCCACCTCGGCTTCGCTCTCGGCGCAGCAGGCGGCAAGCCGTGCATCGGAAGCCGCCACTTCCGCAGGACAGGCGGCAGGGTATGCGGCAGAAGCGAAGGAAGAAAAAGAAGGAGCCAAGACGTGGGCGGAGGTAGCTGAGCAGGCAGCGGCGGAAGCCAAAGGCTTTGCCGAGACAGCAGCGACCCATGTCCTTGCGGCAGAAGAGCAGTCTGCTTTGTCTGCCGAAGCCGCCGAGCGTGCGACGGCAGAGGCAGATCGGGCGCAGAGCATCGTCGAGGTATCCAATGAGCACTTACGCCAAGAATTGGAGCCGAGAGTGGATCGCAATACCAAACGGATCACCAATTTGGAGCAGGGCTTGACGCCCGATCCCTTCCTGACCGATTTTTCTGTTGCTTATGTGAAGGATGTCCCCGCCAATGCTTTGCCGTATGCGGAGGTGACGAAAGTGGGGGGGATGACTCATAAAAGTAAAAATTTATGTATTCCAAATAAATTGGTTCAAAAACAAAATGGCTATATATTTATGACCAATGAGGACGGGTCGATAACCGTTACAGGTTCAGCTACCGAGGCAAAACAAGTCGTAGTAGATATGGCACTTGCTGTTAATGCTGGCACTCGTACAAGTATTGAATTAGAGGCAGGAGTGAAATATTCGATACAATGTACAAGACCATCTAATTCACCACAAGGTATAGCTGAAAAAATTGTGTATACGGACGAGGAAGGTGGAATTTGTTGGGGATGGAGCGGACAGGATATTAGCCGTCCACGAAAAATAGATAAACTTTATATGCAGTTTACACCTGTGGTAGGACAAACGGATGTCTGCGGAACCTATAAAATCATGATTAACGAAGGCGATACCAATCTGCCTTATGAGCCGTATTTTGAGGGACTACGAAATGCAACAGTGACAGAAATAAGTAGCAAAAATGTGAATCAAGAAGAAATCAAAAAAGTGGTGATCTCCACAGAAATTCAGTTGCTTGCCGGCTACGGTGAAAGCAACCCTGACAATGCGGAGGAATATAACTACATTGACTTTGAAAAGCAGAAATTCGTTGCTTACGGGTATATCGTGGACGGAGCATGGGTTGCTTTTGATACGGTGAAGGAGACAGATATTTCCGACATTCTGTCGGCTGACAATCTCATTGAAGTCGAAGCCGGCGGAACCGTGACGATGATCAATGAATACGGCTTGCCTGTGCCGAGTGAAATTACATATATGCTGAAGGAGGAGAGCGAATGAAGCACCTGAGATTGGCAAAAAAGATCAAGGAGCAAAGCCCCGATGCTTGGGACAAGCTCTATGAGGGGCAGATCATTGAACGTATCCGGGCAAGATATACCGTCAATCAGGAGCTTGCCATTCTGCGTCAACGGGACACAAAGCCCGAGGAGTTTGCGGCATACAACGCCTATGTGGAGCAGTGTAAAGCCGAAGTAAAAAAAGAAATGGAGGTATACTCATGAAACGAATCGTATGGCTATTCACCCTATGTATGGCACTTCTTTTGTGCTGTATCTCGGTCGGAGCGGAGGAGATGCCGCCTGTGACCGAGATCACAGACGTTGAAACAGAGCCGAGCGAAGATTTGCCGACCGAACAAACCGAAGCCGAGCAGGCACTGTCCGCCGATCCCGTGGATTGGCAAACCTACATAGAGGAGGAGCTGCTGCCTCTGATCACCATGGTGCTGACGGTCATTGCGGGCATTTATGTGGCGATCTCTCCGATCCTTGCCAAGATCAAAAAGGCATCGGAGAAATTCAAGAGTGCCACTGAGGACGTCAATACAGCAACGGGAACGGTGAAGAGCAACGAAAAAAAGATCGGCGAGCTGGAGGAGGTGCTTTCCCGAAAGATTGAGCAGATGGAGCAGGAGAGTGCCGCCAACCGAAAGACCATGCTGGAGATCGAGCAGATGCTTCGGCTGGGCCTTGGCAACATGAATGAGCTTGTCATGAAAGGGTGCGCCCGTTCCATCGTACAGATCGGACAGGATATTGAAGAAACACTGGGTACCGTTGATACGGTTACCCCGCAGGAGGAGACCGATCATGAAGCAAAAGGTTAACTATGCACTGATGTCGGTGTTGGGCTTCCTTGTATTGATCGCCCCTATGCTGACGGTGGTGATCCTGAACTGGGAGGAATATACCGCTCACAGCTACGGCGGAACGATCAAGCTGACGGCAGGCGGCGTGATGGCGGCGGTCTTTCTCTTTCTTATGGTTCTCGGCAAGCTGAAGATGCCTCGCGGGATCATCATAGCGGGAGTAATCTTCGGCTTTGCTTGGCTGTTGGAATCCATCCTTCAGGATCTGAAGCTTTTGTCCGGCATGTTTTTGTTGGGGGAAACTCTGTACTATATCTTTTTCCAAACGATCCTGAAGCGCATGCGGGATCAGCTCAAGGAAGGAGCGCCGAAGAATGAATGAAAAGCTCAAGGATTTTTTAAAGAACAGCACCGGGTACGGCATCATTCTGCTGATCTCTCTCGGATATATCGCCACGGCATTCATTACCGTGGAAAAATCGGGTAAGAGCATCGGGCGGATCATTGCCGACGGGATCGTGATCTTCCTTATCGGGATCATGATCAACCGTGCCTATGAGCTACAGGGTATGTCCGAGGGAGACAGAGACAGCCGAGTGCAGACAGCGCTCGATCGGCATGTGGAAGCGGTGGACGAGGTGGCACCCTATATTGACCGTCTTGACACATGGTGCGACAAAAAGAACCGTGAGGCGATGCGGACTCAGCGGGTACGGATCCTTGCCGAGCGGGGGATGCGGTATACCGATTATTTCGACGAGGACGGCATGAGCAAGGAGTTTTCGATCAATGAAGCACACCTGAAGAATCGCCACATGCGAAAGCTTGAGGTCAAACGTATTCGGTGTTACTATAAAGCGCTCTCTCTGCGTCTCACACCGCTGACCTCTGTGGCACTCATCAGCGAAGGCGATCGCTTTTGGGACCCCTATTATCTCGGCCGCTCCAAGCCCGAATACGCCAAGGAATCGGGCAGGAGCGACGTGATCACGAAGATCATTTTATCCATCCTGTTCGGATATTTCGGCATCGCTCTGATCGCCGATTGGAGCATTGCCACCTTGATCTGGAAGACCTTGCAGGTGGCGGTGTTCGTTGTGATGGGAACCTTGAAGAAAACAAGATCCTATCAATTTGTCACCGAGGAATATCGGGGCAGGATCATGAAAAAAACCAACATTCTGCGGATGTTCATGAACGATATGGGCATGACATCTGCTACGGAAACAAAAAACAGAAAAGGAGAATCGGAATGACGAACAAAGATCTGGATCAATATATCAGCACCAATAACGGATACAGCCAACAGAAGAAGCTGATGGATCAACAGCGTGCGGCAGCTAACAGAAATTTGGAGGTACAGAAAAAGCAGGAGCAGCAGGCGGCGGCGATCCAACATCAGAAGCTGATGAAGTATCTGCCCGAATACCAGAAGTCCATGGGGCTGAAGGGAAACGGCATGTCCGAGACAGCGCTCTTGGATGCCAACGCCCGTTACCGTTCCGAGCAGGGACGGATCCATTCGGAGTATTCCTCACGGCAGGATGCCGTTAATGAGCAATATCGGCAGAATCTGTTGGATCTTTACGCACGGGCTGGGGCAGAACAGGAGCAGGACAGAGAGGAGCTGTACAATAAGGCAAAGGATGCTATTACGAATTGGCAAGGAAGCTCGGAGGAGCTGACAAAGTACGTCGATAGCTTGGCAGGTCAGTTGGATGATAACGATTATGCCATTTTGAAAGATGTGTATACCGGCGTGAACAAGGCAATCATCCAAGCGAACAACGATAAAGAAAAAGAGGATGCTATATTGGCAATTCAAACGGATGATTTGGGAGGTAAAGAGATTAGTAATTCAATCCCGACAGAATATTCCAATGGAAAAAATTTCGTAATTAAGTTTGACGGTAAACCATACAAGGTACAGATCGACACAGAGGTTTCCGACAAAAATGCGAAAATAGCTGCTACCAATTCCAATATTTCTGAAGGAGAAGTGTTTGTTTACGATGGAAAACTGTATTTAAAAGGACCTAACGACGCAATTTACAGCATAGAAAGCCGGTTTTGGGATAGCGGAACAACTAACGACTATTACAACTTGGCTTCTAAATTTAAGAAAAAAGAGAATACTCCCACTACCACGGATCGGGAAGGCGATTTTTCTGTCGGTACACAAAATTTTCCCACCAGTTTGTAAGATAAGGTAAACAAAAAAGGAGAAAAGCATGGCATATAAAACACGGCAACAGATCTATCAAGAAAATCTGGCAAGGAGAGCCGGATATCTGAAATCTCCCGCGCAGCGCAGAGCCGAAGCGCAGGAGCGTCTCAGAGCGGCGCAAGCCGCCAAGCAGGCACAGGCGCAGGAGGTGGAGACAAAGATCAAGGCGGCATCTGAAAATGTCAATCCGATCTGGCGAACCTTATCAACGGTAAATCGTGTTCATGGCAAGGTCGCCACGGGTGCGTTGGGGGCGATCGAGGGCTTGGTCGATACGGTGATCGGCATCGGCGGAGCGATCGGCGGTGTCTTTGACGACGACATTCAAGAGGGGGCGCAGAAGATCATCGCCTACAACGCCACCGAGGAATGGGTGGGCAAGCACATCGACGAGCTGACCAAATATTCCTATACCGAAGGAAACAAGGTCGGCGAGATCATCGAGGGCGTGGCATCGGGCGTGGGTCAGATGCTTCCCACTGTGGCGGCGGCAGCCATTACGGGCGGCGGCTCGTTGGCAACCACAGCGGCAACCAAAGCCGTCAGCCTTGGCGTCACGGCAACCAGTGCCGCAGGCAATGCCATGCAGGATGCCTACAACGAAGGCGCCGACTACTATCAGGGTCTTGCCTACGGCGCCACCAGCGGTGCTTTGGAGGCGGTCACCGAAAAGCTCTCGGGCGGAACCATCGGAAGGATCACAGGCGTGGGCAAGGGCTTTGCCGATGATGCACTGAAGAACGTGGGCAAAACGGGCATTGCCCGCATTGCCAAGGAAGCCGTCGGCGAGGGCGTGGAGGAAATGATCACCGAAGCGGCAAGCCCTGCCCTGAAGAGCATTTACAAGGGAAGAGAGGGGCTTCGGGAATACGGCACGCTCGAATTTTACGGACAGGTGGGAGAAGCGGGCCTTGTGGGTGCTCTGACCTCCGTGGCATTCGGACAGACGGTCGGCAGAGCCACTCTGCGGGGCGGCAATGCGGACATCAACGAAGCATTGGAATCCATCCGAGAGATCGACCAAAAGACCGACAAGCGGATCATCACCTCCGATCTGACCGAGCGGGATATGGAAAGCATATCCCGGGCAAAGGGAGAAAACTATCGGAATATCGAGCAGGTGCTGAAGAAGATGGACGGCGAAAAGCGGGCGAAGATGATGACCCGCTACGGCTTTGACGGTATGTTCGATTCCGATGGCACGCTGAGAGCTGATTTTGCCGCCTCCAACGGCTTTTCGGTATCGGATGGGAAAGTGGTCGCCAACACGCAGAACCGTGTCACAGAGGCAAATTTACGCTATGTGGCACCGTCTCTGCGGAACAACCGCACCCGCATTGCCGAGGACTTGGCGGCGATCAATGAACGCCGCAGCGAGGGAAGCGCTCCTGTTGCGGTGTTCGGCGGTACGCTGTCCGCCGAGGGCGAGCAGGCATACAGCCGCTTGAAGGCGGCTGTGGCGAAGCTGAACCGCAAGGCGAACAGCCGTATCAATGTCACCGTCGTTACCGCCAACCCCGATTTCCAAGGCGTCTCCGTGCAAAAAAATAACATCTACATTGCTGCAGATGTGTTGGAAAACACCGCCCTTGCTGAACAGCTTGCCAAGCAAGTCGAGCAGACGGAGCAAACCGAGCAAGACACAGCTCTTGACAATTTCGCCGAGGTGAGGTATAATAGAAAAAGCGATACCGAAGATTTATATACCGCTACGGATGCTTTTGTAAAAGAGGTTCACTATGTGGACAGGCATTCCTTCGCACGAAGTCTTGCCAATAAAACCTCCGATATCCAAGAGGGCGAAACCAAGAATTTACATATTTATTGTGCTAAGAATATTTATGTATTTGAAGCAGTCGGATACATGCAGGGTACGATGATTTTTTCGGTAAGTACGGATGCAAAAAAACAAAAAGAAAAAGAGAGAGGGAGATTTTATTATGGCACTGACCGAAACCGAAAAGAAACTGATTTTGGAGCTGGCAGAAACCGTATTGAGCGAGGACGATCAAATCACTACACTGACAGTTTTGCAAACAGAGGAACAGAGAAAGCAAATGATTCGCTTCTTGCAGGAGAATCCCAACGCAACAGAGCAGGAGATTTTGAAAGAAGAAGTGAGGCTAATCAAGATACACGGGAAGAAGTAGATAGAATTGTTCATGAACTTCGGAAAAAATATGGAGAGGATTCAGCGCAAACAAATAAAATAAGAGATACCGCCGACCGAATTAACGGCCTTGAGCGCCCCAAACCAAACGAGGGTTACGCTCTAACAAACGGTATCTCTGATGATAGTATATCAGATTCTTCCGAAAAAGTCAATACCGATTCGAAAAAAATTTCACATACCCCTATCAACACCGACCACGCCGTGAAAACGCTGATCCACGAAACGACCCACTTTGAAGAGGGAACGCCCGAATATTACGAGTTCATTCGTTTCCTTGCCGAGGATGAAAGTCTGATCGAGGAAACGATCCAAATGCTTACCGAAGAAAAGACAGGGTATGGCTTTACCAAGGAGCAGGCGAGTGTCGCCATGCAGAAGTTCGAAAACGGCGAGAAGCTCACCGAGGCGGAGCGGGAATTTATTTCCGAGCTAAACGCCCACGCCTCCGAGAAGCTGCTGGGCGGCAGTCAGGCGTTCATTGAAAAGTTAATACGGGGCGACAGCACACTGGCAGAGAGGGTGCTGGGCCGCATCACCGACGCTAAGGCGGCATTGGAGAGCCACCGTTCCCCCACCGCCCGAGGGCAGTATCTGCGCCTGAAGCGTGCGGAGCAACTCTATATGAAAGCCATTTCCGCCGCCGGTATGGGGTACTACAATGGTAAGATTACGGTGAGGGAAGAAGAGGAGCAGAAACAGTACAATAGAAAAACTCAGATAGATGATCGGTTACAAATAGAAGTTTTGCGATCTATTGGCAGAAAGAGTATCAATGATTTTACATCGGAGGATATTCAAAAGACAGAATATTGGGCGAGAAAGTTCTATGCGGAGCTTGGAACAAAATCGCCATTTTTCCGTGCGCAGTTTGGTGATTGGAGAGCACATGATGCGACACCCATTCAATTGATACCGATCACCACTATCAACGTAGAAAATGCTCTTTCGAATATGCCAACAGGAATCTTTTCAAATAATGATGCTGGCTGGAATATTTCTGTTGGTAGTCTTGGGAAAAATGATACCGTCAGCCATTCAGGCAGAGAAAAGATTTCTGTAAAAATGCTTTCGGAAATCAAAAAAATTATTGAAAGTGCTGTCCTTCTCGATACCGAAGTATCTGTAAAGGATAGTTCTAAAAAACACAATGAAACTGCTTTTATGCATAAGCTTTATGCTCCTGTTGTCTACAACGGACAGCACTACATTGCAAAAGTAACAGTTGAAGAGTATGGAAGCAATGAATCAAGCAAGCGTTTTTACAACCTTCGAGGCATAAAAATAGACCTTGCCGGCGGTACCCCGAATGCAAAAGCATCCTACGGCACAGTGCCAAACACAAGGTCTATAAATAGTATAGCAGACCTGTTTGCCTTTGTCAAGGAGTATGATAAAAAATTTTCTCCCAAGCCTGTCAATAAAATGCTTTTGAATGTAGATGGAACACCCAAGGTGATGTATCATCAGACGGAAGAGAGATTCGATGGTTATAATCCTGATATCAAATTTTCCCGAAAAGAAACTGCGGAAACCGATTTCTTGGCAGAGGCGAAACGTTCCAACGAGAAAGTCACGATGACCAAAGGACAGTTGGAAAAGCAACGTGCCAATCTGTATGGCGAAAAAGTATTTAGCAAAAAGGATGTTGCCGAAGCGGTGAACGACATTGAAATTTTGGAGAAAATCGGAAAGAACATTGCCGATCGGAAAAGACCTGAGCTTGAGGCACAGCTGGCGCAAGCGAAAACACAAAAAGAAAAAAGGGCAATTGAAACAAGAATAAAATACTTAGAGCAAAATGCGATTGCTGAAATGCGGAACAGATTGACTGACCATTTGTGGACGGGCTTCAACCAAAGACGAGATTCGCAAGCATATGAAAACTACGCCGAGATCATGTATAAAAAAATACATGCCGAATTTATGAGCGAAACAAACCATGATATGGATACCGATGAAGTTTGGGAGATGGACAGGCAGATCGGACAGGCATTGCGGACGATCATCAAGTCCGGCAAGCTTTCCAAATATGAAACCAAAATGCTGGAAACAACGGCGGCATATTGGCGAGATCAATACAGGCAAGGTCAGGAACGCACCAAGCTTCTCGGTACGCTGATGAATCAAACGCAGAAGCTCAAGGAGCTGAAATCGGGAGCCTTTCTGAATGCCTCCGTGTACAAAAGCGACGTGTTCAAGTCCACCGTCGAACAGCTATCACGGATCAATTATCGGGGCAATCTGAATGTCATGGGTACTCGGAAGCTCATTGCCGATCTGCTTGACTGGTATCAAAGCGATAATCCAATGCTTGGATATGTGGACGAAGCGAACACCGGCTATTTCCGACAGGAAGTGGCGGATGCCATGCGGATGATCGCCGAGGGCGATAAGGGCTTGAGCAATCAGGAGTTGCAGATGCTCGGTGAGGTGATCCTGCCGCATTGCATATTCATTGTGGAAAATTTCAACAAGGTCTACCGAGAGGGCAAATACATCGAAGCCATGCCCTTGGCAAAAATGTACGTCAAGAAGCTGCAAGCCATGAAGCATCGAAAGGACGGCTTGACCAAAAAGTATCTGCGTACCTTTGGCGATCCCGCCTCTCTGATGCGTTATGCCGACGGCTATGACCCGAACGGATTCTTTACGCAAACCTTTGAGGAGCTCCGAGAGGGAGCGATCGGCGCCTCCGTGACAGAGAGGGAGCTGTTGCGGGAATTTGAAGCCTTCCTCCATGGAAAAGGGAAGGGGGACTATCGCAAGCATCTGGAAAAGGATACCGTCACCTATCTCGGCAAAGAGATGTCTGTCCGCCATGCCATCTGCCTGTATATGACACACAAGCGAAAGCAGGCGGTAAAGGGATTGTGCCTGTCAGGGATCGAATTGGAGATTGACGGCAATCGTGTGCGCCTGCCGGCATTGATCGCAGAGGATGGAAAAAAGCATTCTGCGCAAGAAATGCAGGCAACGGTGGATGCCTCCGCTGCGAAACTGCTTGAACAGTTCTCGGAGCAGGACAAGAAGCTGATCGAGATCATGGAAAAAAGCTTTGCTCGGAGCTCGACTTTAAAAGAAAATACCGATAGGAAGCGTTTTGGATTTTCCAACGTGTTAAAGAGTGGCTATTATTTCCCAATACGTCGGGCAAACGTAGCGCATAATGTGGACGAGAGCTTTTTTGCAGAGGTCGACCGTGTGACGCATCTCGGATTTAATAAAGATACCGTGCAGGGAGCGGCGGGAGCTTTGCTGATCGAACCGATCGACACAGTATTTACCCGCCACATGAGAGGAATTGCTATGTATGCGAACTTGGCGATTCCTACCGACAATTTCAACCGCTTGCTGAACTTGAACACGGAAAGCAATCACAATCTGCCGATCAGTGTTCTTTCCGAGATTCAAAGCACAGCCGTAAGCACAGAAATGTTCAAATACCTCAAGGAGCTCAAAGAGAGCATTGAAGGGGTCAACCGCTCCGAACAGAGTGCCAAGTGGTTCAACCGTGCTGTCGGTCATATTCGCAGCGGCTTTGCCAAGTTCCAGCTCGGCGCCAATGCGAAGGTGCTCATCACCCAAACATCTTCTTTATTTGCCGCAACAAGTGTGCTGGACTATGATTGTGTCGTCAAGGGACTTGCGATCCAAAACGCCTATGCCGAGGTCGATACATACTGTCCGCTTGCCATGGTGAGAAATTCGGATAATACCGTTGCGCTGGCGCAGGGTGTTTTGGATAAGACGGGGAAGGTCGGAGATATCATCATGAAGCCGATTGGTGCTGTCGATCGCTTGGTGGTTACCCGCTTATTCGGTGCTTGCCAATATCAGATCGAAAAGAACGGCGGTGCCAAGGTCGGAACGGTGGAAAACAAGCAAGCCGCCGGAGAACTGTTGAAAAAGGTGATTTTGGAAACCCAGCAGAATGCCTTGGCAACCGAACGCTCGGCGGCAATGCGGAGCAGCAATGAGCTGTTGCGATCACTCCCCATGTTCACGGCGGATGCTATGAAGGTATTTGGTCGTGTTCTCGATTCGTTCGGAGAGGTCAAAACACTCCGTGCGCTGTTGAAGAATCCGAACATATCCGAGTCAGAGAGAGATGCCGTGCGCAAGCGTCTGAAAGAAGCTGAGCGGAACCTGAGAAAATCGGTCGGCGCATTGATGACAAACGCCTTGTATATGGCACTGATCGCATATTTCTTTCAATGGCTGTACCGAAAAAACAAGGACGAGGAGCCGGAGGAGCAGGTATTGGCTGTGGCGTTGGATTTTGTGGGAAATATGATCGGCGGCTTGCCGATCCTCAACGATGTGTATTCCTACTTTACCGACGGATATGAGGTGAGCAATTTCTTTTACAGTGCGCTGAACGATACGCTGGAGGGTGCAAACGCCCTCAAGGAGCTGGCAATGGCGGCGGCATCGGGAGAGGAGATATCCAAGCAGGATATCGCATCGAGTGCCCGCAAAGCGATCTATGCCGCCTGTCAGCTCTTGGGACTCCCCGTGAGAAATGCCTACAATCTGACGGCAGGAATCATCGGACATCTTTCTCCGTCTGCCGGCTATTGGCTGGATGACCTCTTTTACAAGCAAAGCTACCGTTCCGATCTGAAGGAAGCCATCGAAAACGAGGATGAAAAAATGATCGCCACGATCGCAGGACTTCTGACCGATGCGAATATCGGCGGACAAAGCAAGACCGTTCGTGCGGAGGTCAGCGGCTTGGTCGCAAAGGGATATACGGGCGTTCTGCCCCGAAGCCTTGGCGACACCGTGACCTATGACGGAGAGCAGATCGAGCTGACAAAAGCGCAGAAAAAACGATTCAGGGCGATCTATGACATTGCCGATGAGAGCGTTGAGACGCTGGTGACGCTGTCCTTGTATCGGGAGGCGGAGGATTCCGTCAAAGCCAAGGCGATTCGCTGGATCTATGACACTTACTATTTTTTGGCGATGTCGGATGTGCTGGGGATCGAAAGCAGTAAAAATGTTCTGCTTGCGGAAGCCATCGACATAGAGAAGCTGGCGATTATCCTCTGTACCGCCCGAAGCATTGAGGCGGACAAGGATCGCTCCGGCAAGTCGATCCAAGGATCGAGAAAGAAAAAGATCATTGCCTATATTGAATCCATGCGGCTTTCCGCCGCACAAAAACACATTGTCCTCGGTAGCTTGGGATACAAGCAGACACAGGGAAGGGATAAGGTACAGGCGTATATCAACACACTGAATCTGACTGCCGACGAGAAAAAAGAGCTGTTGAAATACAGCGGATACGCAGCGTAA